AATAAGACGCAAACGACTGAAGGAACGGGAAAACGGATCCAGCGAAAGCTGAGAAGGTTAACTTTCCATTCTTTTAGGAGTCTATCATGAATACACTTACACTGATCAAAAACAAAATCGAGAAAGCAGCACGTCTGCACGATGCACAAATTATGCACACTGCATATCGTGGTGTAAAGTATGAGTGCAAGCAGCAAGGCGAAGAAGTGCATGGCACTTTCTGCTATCGCGGTCGTAATTACACCAAGTGATACTAAGGGGGGTTGACTACCCCCCTTTTTTCTTTTATACTTGTATGACAACATGCTATTAATATGGAAAAGGATGCATTAAAACTCCTTGTACGGCAACTTAGAATGCTGGTTGATGCTCTAGAATCTGAAGTTTATTCAGACGTTGAAGCATACAGCAAGCAACCTGAGTATCAAGCACCCATTACTGACTATGAGGAGGTATATGATGATGACGGATACCCAGACTAGCAGTTATGAAAACCAAAAAAGCAATCAAGTACATTTTAAAACATCCTAACCTTTTCACTGAAGGGGAAATAGCGTATGCTAAACTTGTTGAAAAGGAAAGAAAATTACAAAAGAAGTTAAATGAACACAGCAAAATTGATATCGGTCACACCCGATGCTGAAAAACACATTGCATATTGTGCCCGTGTAAGTAATCCCAGCAATCAAGGGAATGATTCCTTTGAGGGTCTTTTGAAATACTGCATCAAACATAAACACTGGAGTATTTTTGAGCAGGCATTTATGACTATCGAGTTGGAGACTTCTAGGGCTATAGCAGCTCAAGTGCTTCGTCATCGTAGCTTCACTTTTCAAGAGTTTTCCCAACGGTATGCTGATAGTAGTTTACTGAGTAAGCAAATTCCTATTCCTAAGTTTCGCCGTCAGGATGTCAAGAATCGTCAGAATTCTATTGATGATCTTGATGACTTTGAGGTACAGAGATTGGAGATGCAAACCCAGACACTGTTTGATTCTGCCATGGCATTGTATCAACAGATGTTAGAGAAGGGTGTGGCAAAGGAATGTGCAAGAATGGTGCTTCCCCTCGCTGTGCCCACAAGAATCTATATGTCCGGTTCACTAAGATCATGGATGCATTATATCGATCTGAGGTCTGCTAACGGCACACAGAAAGAACATATGGATCTTGCTATTGCTTGTAGGGAAATTTTTTCTGAGCAGTTTCCTAATATTGCTAGTGCTCTAGAATGGGTCTAAATATAAAAACATTGTGAGGTGATGTGATGGCAACGTATCCTGTAAAACATAAAGAAACAGGTGAGACTAAGGAAGTTAAAATGAGTGTTCATGATTGGGATCAATGGCGCAAGGATAATCCTGATTGGGAACGTTTTTATACACCAGGAAATACTCCTGGCATGGGAATTGAAATGGGTGAAGCATTTAGTAAACTTTATACTAAACATCCAGGTTGGAAAGATGTTATTAATGCTGCTAAGAAGCAGCCAGGTTCAACTTTGAAGCACTACGACTGACACTATGCCAACTAAAAAGAGAAAAGAAAATCCTGTACCTTTCGGAACAAGTAACCGAGTAATGAAAAGGAAAAAACCGATTAATCTTGATTACATCAGAAAGATTGAACCACTGACTGAAAATCAAGAAACATTTTTTGATGAATATAGTAAAGATCAAAATTTAGTTGCTTATGGGTGTGCCGGAACAGGAAAGACCTTTATCACCCTTTACAATGCCATCCTAGATGTCTTAGACCCAAAGACACCCTACGAAAAGATCTACATCGTCAGATCGCTTGTACCCACCAGAGAGATTGGTTTCTTGCCTGGTGATCACGAAGATAAGTCATCTCTTTACCAGATTCCATATAAGAATATGGTAAAGTATATGTTTGAAATGCCTGATGATAATGCTTTTGAAATGCTTTATGCTAATCTTAAAGCACAGGGCACAATCAGTTTTTGGTCTACCTCATTTATTCGAGGCACCACTCTTGATAATGTCATTGTTATCGTTGACGAATTTCAGAACCTGAATTTTCATGAACTAGATTCAATGATCACCCGTGTTGGTGAAAGTTCTAAGATTCATTTCTGTGGTGATGCGACACAAACTGACCTAGTAAAGACTGCGGAAAAAAATGGTATTGTAGATTTTGTTCGCATTCTTAAAAACATGCCATCGTTTAGTATGGTAGAATTTGAAGCAGCAGATATTTGTAGAAGTGGACTTGTTAAGGAATACATCATTGCTAAACTTGAACTTGGTATGTAATGTTTACTAGAATTGAAATTGATTATCCTTCCCTAGATAGGGAAACTATTGACGGTGTTAGATATTATGACACTCCTACGGGAGAAAAGTTAGTATCTATTACTTCTGTCATCAGTCACTATAACCGAGAGATTTTCCGTGAATGGAGAGCACGGGTTGGTAACGATGAAGCAAATAAAGTTACTAAGAAAGCAACCAGTCGAGGCACTGATATGCATACACTGGTTGAACATTATATTAAAAATGAGAAACTACCAACAGTTCAACCATTATCTGAAATGTTATTCAAGCAGGCAAAACCTGACTTGAATAAGATTGATAATATTCATGCTATTGAACAAGCATTGTTCAGTAGAGAATTGGGTGTGGCTGGAACAGTTGATTGTATCGCTGAGTATGAAGGTGAACTTGCAGTTATTGATTTCAAGTCCAGCAAGAAACCAAAACCAAAGAAATGGATCGAGCATTATTTCGTACAGTGTGCTGCTTATGCTTGCATGTTATACGAGATGACTGGTATAATGGTAAAAAAGTTTGTCATTATCATGTCATGTGAAGATGGTGAATGTGTTGTTTATGAAGAGTATGACAAAAGAAAGTACATCAACCTTCTCTCAGAATATATTAGAGAATTTGTTGAATTCAAACTGCAGGACTATGGAAAAGAATCCTGATATGGAAACAATTAATAGTCTGTTAGAGACTAAGTTCTATTGCTCTCGTAGATTCACAGAAGAGATTGAATCGATTGCCCATGAAAATAAGGGTATGAAATACATTGATGCGATTGTTCACTTCTGTGAGCAAAATAATCTTGATGTAGAATCAATTCCTAAACTGATTTCTAAACCACTTAAAGAAAAACTTAAGTGTGAAGCAATGGAATTGAACTTGCTAAAAAGAACGTCCCACGCTAAACTTCCCATATGATTCTTTGTATGGTTGATGATTCCAAAGGTGACTCCATTTGATGCGTATAAGTCCTATCTAGGATTGAAGAACCATTTTACAAAGGAAAAGTATGACTACCATAAGTATTGTGGAAAGTCCCGTGCTTCTATTCAAAGTTTCTATAAACGAAAGGATAGGTTCTTTTTTGAAAAACTTAGCAGACAAAAAGATGATGAGGAAGTGGTCGAGTTTTTCGTTTCCAATTTTGTATCTTGTGATGACCCTCAGTCATTGTGGATTGGGGAGATTGTCCGAAATGGAGAACACAACTACACCGAATGGAAGAAGAGATTACAGTCGCTTTCATATACCTTCAAGACAGAAATAGAGAATGTCTTTACGGGAAAAGATTTTGATGATATGTTTAAGTTGGTGGGAACGAAACACCCACCAGTCATTAAGGAACATCTAAACAAAAGTTTATCCCTTGAATCACTTGTAATCCTTAATAAGATTATTGGATTCAAATCAAACTTTGATGCTAAACTTGATGATCCTGTATGGAAGTTTTTATCCATGCGAATTTCTAAGTATGATACGTTCATACATATAGATGTGTTCAAATATAAGAAAATCTTGAAAGAGATTATTTGCGAGGGGGCATGAATTTTTTCCAATCCGATTTTGTCCAACAAGAGATGAAAGAGATCTCTGAACTTCAAGATAAGATTTATGAGAAGGTCTTTTCTTTCGCATCTATGGGCAAAGATGAAAAACTAGAACACATTGATATGCTAGAACAACTGCTCACAAAGCAGAAAGTTCTGTATACCAGGATGAGTCTATCAGATGATCCTGAAGCTAAGCGTATGAAGGATAGTATTATTACTTCTGCTAGACAACTGGGATTCCCCCCTGATGTTGATCTAGGTTATGTGTTTTCTAATATGTCGAACATAATTGAAAACATGAAACAACACATAAATGAGTCTTCTTGACAAACCTTTAAAAAGATCTTATAGTTCTTGGTTTAAGAGGCTACCCAATCCTCTAGAAAGCAAAGGGACACAAGCCAAATACAACGAATACGGAGTTTATCAAATGTCTTTTTCAGACCTTAAGAAACAATCATCTTTGGGCTCTTTGACAGCGCGACTGACCAAAGAAGCAGAGAAGATGAATAACAAAAGCGGCGGTGCCGACGATCGTCTCTGGAAACCAGAGATGGATAAGTCTGGCAATGGATACGCCGTAATCCGTTTTCTACCAGCACCTGACGGTGAAGACCTGCCATGGGTCAAACTGTTCTCTCATGCCTTCCAGGGACCTGGTGGGTGGTACATTGAGAACTCCTTGACTACCATTGGTGGTAAGGATCCTGTCGGTGAACTGAACAGGGAACTGTGGAACAGCGGCAGTGATGCCGACAAAGATACAGTGCGTAAGCAAAAGCGCAAACTGTCTTTCTATGCCAACATTTATGTTGTCAAAGATCCTGCCAATCCTCAGAACGAGGGTGGAGTATTTCTCTACAAGTTCGGTAAGAAAATCTTCGACAAGATCATGGATGTAATGCAACCTGAGTTTGCAGATGAAACCCCCATCAATCCTTTTGATTTCTGGCAGGGTGCAAACTTCAAACTGAAACTGCAGAAGAAAGATGGTTATTGGAACTATGATAAGTCCGAGTTTGACCGTCCTGCTCCTCTGCTGGATGACGATGATGCCCTTGAGGCAATCTGGAAGAAGCAGTATTCACTGACTGCTTTTACTGCTGCAGATCAATTCAAATCCTATGATGATCTGAAGAAGCGTCTTGATTATGTTTTGGGTAATAAATCTACCCGCATGTCAACTACAGACGAGGAAACGGAATATGATAACTACGCTGCCACTGAAGAACGAAATGTCAGTGAAGAGCAAGTCATGCAGAAACTTGAAGATTCATACAAAGCTTCAAAATCAAATGCTGATTTCAACTCTCCTGACATTACAGGTGGTCAATCAGACGATGATGATCCCATGAGTTACTTTGCAAAACTTGCTGACAGCTGATGAAATACAATCAGATATGTCTGACTTTGCTAGTCATCGCAGCGTATGCTAATCTTCTGAGGGGGTAACACCCCTCTTTTTTTATTGATAGATTCTAATATTTTCACCTCTAACGGTATTATTGCTGACATATTGCGTACTTCCTTTTCTATATTTCATGACATCTTCTAGATTTGTTACGGCAACATTTAAAAATTCAGGTTTTAATAAGAATATATTTCTTTTGTTAAGTTGAATATTTTCTTCATACTCTAAGTTGGTGATTTCTTTAGTGATGTTTCTTCTGGTTATCTGATTGCCAGAGTTGAGGAAGGTGAAAGTAAATGATTCTGGAACTTGAAGACCACCAGGAAGAATTGTTTTTCCTGCAAAATCTTTTTGTTCTATAGTTTCATAATGATGAGCGTTGAAGAAATTAATATCATCACCATACTTGAAGGTCATGTATTTTTGAAAAGATTCTTGAGATAATGGCCATTCTTCTACCAAATTTATTATATTGTTTGAAAGAAGAACAACCCAATCGTAGTATGGGTTTTGATAAATTTTATTAGCTACTTGATCTGGTCGTTCATCACCAATGATTTTATATTGAGTAAAATTAGTTAGATCATTAAAGAGTTCAGGGTTTAATTTTGCCCTTCTGAATAAGTTTTTAACAATAATGTATTCTGATATACTAGCACCTGGAAGTCGGCTAATATATTCAAATCTTGGAACGTAAGAAAAGAAAGGAGTAGGCATTTTAGAAACCCATAGATTCGTCTTTCATGTTTATATCATCAGCGTAGATTGGTTGAATCTCACTAAATTGCATATTTATTTCATAACAAGTCATAGAGGGAAGACCTCTGAAGGTCATGTAAGAACCCTCTGGTGCGTAATTCACATT